ACCGCAGAGCTTATTGGTGAGCTCGAAGGTATGTACGACGAGCTTGAGGGTTTTAAGCCCTACGATTGGTTCGTTGCCAAGAACGTGGTACAGAGCCAGTTAGGAAAATATGAAGCAGTCTACGCCAAACGCCGAGAGGAGCTTGAACTTGCACAAAGCAAAAAAGACGAACAGCTCAAAGAAGCATATAGTCATTACAAAGCCGCAGATTTTAAACGAAGGATTGCCTGGATCAATGATCTACTCGCGGCCGTGGATCAGTACCGCGGGGTTAAAAAGGCTACGAAAAAGGCAAGAGTTAAAAAGGCTCCAAGCAAAGAAAAGTTGGTGGCCAAGCTCAAGTACGCAAAGGATGACAAGACGCTTAAAGTGGTGTCAATTAATCCTGCTGATATTGTCGGTGCCGCTGAACTTTGGGTTTACAACGTCAAAACTCGTAAGTTGGGAAAATACGTCTCGGCAAGCTATCAAACACTTGGAATCAAGGGAACATCTATTACAGGATTTGACACAGATAAAAGTGTTGCCAAAACCCTACGCAAGCCAGACGAGCAACTTAAAGAGTTTGCTAAAGCAGGTAAGGTGGTTCTTCGTACGTTCATCAAAGACATTAAGGCCGTTGAAACCAAGCTAAACGGGCGTATTAGCGAAGATGTACTGTTACTTCGTGTAGCCTAACTGTTTAAGTCCTGCTATTAGTAATAAATACTGATAACAGGACTTTTTCTATGGCCACAAAAGATACCAGCATTTATGATGCCAACGGTAATTTAATTACCGATAATCTATTCAACGCAAACACCGGAACAGGCACAGGGCACATTGCCTATGATTCCACTAACTACGACAGTGCCAATGCTAAACGTGCCGAAATCACAGACTACATCCGTATGCGTTTAGCCGACGGAATCGTTGACGTTGAATTGGACAAAGAGCACTACGAAATGTCGATCAAGCAGGCCTTGATCAAGTACCGCCAGCGTAGCAGTAACGCAGTAGAAGAAAGCTATGCGTTCCTAAAACTATTGCCCGAAACACAAGAATACATTCTTCCTGCCGAAATTATGGAAGTGCGTCAAGTGTTCCGTCGCGGTATTGGTAGTGTATCAGGTACAACAGCCAGCCAATTTGAACCTTTTGCATCTGGATACTTGAATACCTATATGTTGGTTGCTGGCCGTGTTGGCGGTTTAGTTAACTACGAACTATTCACCCAATATCAAGAGCTAGCAATGAAGATGTTCGGTGGGCATATGAACTTTACCTGGAACAAAACAACTAAAAAGCTAACCGTCATCCGTAAGATGCCTTACCAAAGCACTGGTGCCGCAACCACAGAAGATGCAGAATCTTGTTTGTTGTGGTTGTATAACTACAAACCAGATTGGATGTTGTTAAATGACTATATGGCATTTCCTTGGTTACAAGAATATGCCTACAGCTTTGCTAAACGCACACTTGGTGAAGCTCGTAGCAAGTTTGCAACTATTGCTGGCCCACAAGGTGGAACACAGTTAAATGGTGCAGCCTTAATTGCCGAAGCCAAAGAAGAGCTTACAGCATTAGAAGAAGAAATCAAACGCTTCCAAGATGGTGGAATGCCAATGACTTGGATAACAGGCTAATTGACACCTGTTTGATTTTCAATTAAAATTTAGTATGATTATTGGTATATGTGGCTTCATCGGCAGTGGAAAAGACACCGCCGCAGATTATCTAGTTAACTTCCACGGGTTCAGGCGTGAAAGCTTTGCATCTAGTCTCAAAGATGCAGTGGCCCAAGTCTTTGGTTGGGACCGAGAAATGTTAGAAGGTCGTACTAAACAAAGCAGGGACTGGCGCGAACAGCGTGACGAGTGGTGGAGTCAGCGACTTAACAAAAACATTACCCCACGTTGGGTGCTACAGAACTGGGGCACTAATGTTTTACGTAAGTATTTTCACGACGATATCTGGATTGCTAGTTTAGAAAATAAACTACGTACCAGCAGGGACAGTATTGTTATCAGTGACTGTCGTTTCCCCAATGAGATTAAGGGACTAAAAGCACAAGGCGCTAAGATTGTATGGATACAGCGTGGCATAACTCCACACTGGTATGATGTAGCAACCAAGGCCAACCGTGGTGACATCAAAGCACAGGCTTGGCTTGAAGCAGAAAACATACACGCCAGTGAATACTCCTGGGCCGGTACTGAGTTTGATCAGCTAATTGATAATAACGGCAGTATAGAACAACTATACGATCAACTTAAGCGTCTGGTGTAATACCCGGGCGCCAAGGCAACTTACTCTTATAAACTTCTATAGCACAGTTAGCACAGATTGTGCGTAGGTTTGGCCAAGCTGTGTTTTTCAGTTTTCCATCAATGTGAAAAACTTGTAGTTGATCTGTGTGCTTGGCCACAAAGCCACACTTTTCACAGTTGGCTTTCTTCTTATAACCACTTAATGCCCAAGCAGGACTCTTGGCCTTGATCTTTTTGCCCTTGCGTAGGCAAGCATCGCACTGTTTTCTATAGTAAGTGGTATTGTTTTTGATACAGTTGATAGCAACTGGTCGAGTATTGCAGGTAGGGCACAATGGGCGCATACATTATTTACCCTAAACCTTAATTAAGGGCACTATAACCGCCGAAAAAAACCCAATACTTATAAATATTGATATCAGTATTTAAAAGGAAACAATACTATGGCACTAGTTTCTCCAGGTTTAGAGATATCGGTAACAGACGAAAGTCAATATGTCCCAGGCGCAGTTGGGTCAGTACCGTTAATTCTACTAGCAACCGCTCAAGACAAAACAAATCCAAGTGGAACCACAGCAAGTGGTACAACCGCCGCTAACGCAGGCAAACTACAAGTATTCACTAGCCAACGTGAATTAGTAAGTGCGTTTGGCAACCCAACATTTTATCAAAGTGCAGCCGGTACATCGTTACACGGCGACGAGCGTAATGAATATGGTTTAATGGCAGCATACAGCACATTAGGCGTAGGCAATCGTGTTTATGCTATCCGTGCTGATGTTAATACAGCCGCACTAGAACCTACCGCAGTTCGCCCAACAGGTATGGTAGCAAACGGAACTAATTGGTTAGATCTAGCATCTACAAACTGGGGCATCTATGAGTGGGACGCCGCAGCCAGTGATTTTGTGGCACAAACACCATTAGTAGTATCTTCAGTATCTACTCTAACATCAAGTGTTGGCGACATTGGTACCTATGCTGTTGCGCTTGACTATGTAAATGGTAGCACAGCATACAACCACAATGAATGGGAAGTATATTACAAAAACGATAGTAATAGTTGGGTTGTAGTTGGTGATGCAAGTTGGAAAACAAGCCATGCTACTGTTATGGGTACAGTATCTAGTCCTAGCATTGCTGCAAGCACACCTGCTGCTAATATTTCTGTTAACGGAACACGAGTAACTGTTGGTGCCACTGGCGCTGCACGTTCTGTTTCTCAAGTTGCTACTGCGATTAACTCAGCTGCAATTACTGGTGTAACTGCTGCTGTAAATGCAAACAATCAACTAGAAATTTATGCAACTGATTCTGCAACAAACGGACAAGTTGTTCTTAGCAACCTTGACGGAACAGCATTAGCAACTCTTGGTATTGGCGTTGGTACATATAACAATCCTGCTGTATCATTTGGAACTTATGTAAGTATTCCTGCATGGCGCAGTACAGATGATGCACCTCGTCCTAGTGGCAGCGTGTATTTAAAAACAAGTGCAACTGGCGCTGGTGCTGATGTTGTAATTAAGAAATATTCTTCAGCTACTGATTCTTGGACCGCACAGGCTGCACCTTTATATGCAAGTCCATGGGCTGCTGTTTATGGTCTAGATGCAGCTGGTGGTGGCGCAAACATTGCTGCTGGTAGTATTTTTGTTCGTTATAATGTTAGCAACAATGGTACTGTTAACTTTAAGCCTTATAGCAGAATTGCTACTGGCGCAGTTAAAACTGTAGGCGGTGATACTACTCCTACTTTCACATCCGGTGATGTTATTACAGTAGAATACACTACTGTTGGAAGTAGTACATTTACATCTACATCTGCTACACTATCTGGCACAAATGCCGCAGCGTTTGTTACAGCTATCCTAGGTTTAGGAGTTCCAGAACTAACAGCAGCAGTTGAATCTAGCGGTGCAGTAAGCATTACACATCGTTACGGTGGTGTAATTCGTCTATCTAATGGCGTTGGTGATACTGCTGTTGGCGATGCAGGATTTAATAGTTCTGTTGCTGGTGTTGTTGCTGACGCAAGTGGAAAAGTTGAACTAACTGGTTTCGCTCCATTGACATATACATACAGCTCAACTGAGCCAACACAGAATCCAGATGATGGCACATTGTGGTATTATGGCAGCGCATCTGTTGTTGACGTTATGATCAATGATGGAACTGCTTGGGTAGGATACCAGAACGTTAGCAACGATAGCCGTGGCTACAACCTAACTAATACTGATCCTACTGGCGTTATTGTTAGCGCAAGCAAGCCAACAACACAAACTGATAACACAGCACTAGTAGCTGGTGATTTATGGTTAGACACAAGCGATCTAGAAAATTGGCCAGCAATTAGTCGTTACAACGGCACACGTTGGGTAGCTATTGACAACACAGACCAAATCGGACCAAATGGTATCTTATTTGCTGATGCACGTTGGGATACTAACGGCGAGACTGATGTTATAAATGGTACACTACCAAGTATCACTGATTTGTTAACTAGTGACTACACAGACCTAGATTGTCCAGATCCTTTACTATCTCCACGTGGTATGTTGTTATTCAACACACGTCGCAGTGGTTACAACGTTAAGCGTTTTGTAAGCAATTACTTCAACGACACAAGTTTCCCTGATGGTATGTTGCCTACAGTAACAGATACATGGGTAAGTGCAAGTGGTCTAAAGGACAACGGCAGCATGTATGCTGGCTACAAAGCACAGCGTAACATGATTGTTCAAGCACTAAAGGCCGCAGTTGATGGTAGTACAGATGTACGTGAAGACCAATATGAATTTAATTTGATTGTAGCACCTGGCTACCCAGAACTAATTCAGAACATGGTTGGTCTAAACAATGACCGTGCTAACACAGCATTCGTTATTGGTGACACTCCATTCCGTCTAGCACCAAGTGGTGTTGATATTGCTAACTGGAGTAACAACACAGATAACAGCACAGGTTTAACAACCAATGATCCTTATCTAGCTGTTTATTACCCTGGTGCAGCATTAACCAATGACGTACAAGGTAACAGCATTGTAGTTCCAAGCAGCCACGTTGCTCTACGTACAATGATCCGTAGTGACAATGTAAGCTATCAGTGGTTTGCTCCAGCTGGAACACGTCGTGGTCTAGTTGATAATGCAAGCAGCGTTGGTTATATCAG